TGCCACTCTTTATCCTTGCCAAGAAACTTCACACCTAGATTACGCAACCCAATCTTCTCAATGATCGTGAACTTGTAGCCCATGCAGTCCCACAATTGCAAAGTGTCTATCGGCAAATCACTATGGCCTTCTTTCCATACATAAGCATGGATCGGGAGTTTGTCGTACAGAGCACCATACGCAGGCAGTAAGGATTCAATGCGGAACACCTGACCACGCAGGGCTTTAAGGCTTACCCAAACGGCTGGCTCCAGTTCTCCGTGCCCCTTGTGGAAATTGTAGAGAAACTCTTTGCGGACAAAGCATTTGATGGGAGGCAAGGAAGAAACAATGTAACTCATAGTAAAGCCTCTCCTAGTTCATTTAACATTTTTTGCTTTTCTTCTTTGGCTGCCGCTTTCTTTACACGGTCAAAATACTTTGCTACAAGTTGTCTTTCTTGTGGTGTTTTGAAAGGCCACTCCCACCTTTCCCATGTTAGCCCTGATGGATGCTTGTTCATTGTTCATCCTCATCCATCTTCTCAAGTTCCGCTTCGTAAGCCTTTGTCAAGTCTGCTATATTTTCTTTACGCCTCATCCATTGATAGTTGTACCTAAAATTTCGGCGTTTTGAGGATTCAAACTGCACAACTTTTTTGTTCATGTCAAACATTAGTTTTAAAAGCCTGTCACGAAACTGTTCGGGATCCATATCTAAAAGATTTAAATAACTATCAGAATGTTGAAATAGAAAGTAAATTGCAGAAATTGCTTCGTCTTTAGGTATCCGTACTTTGCCTATTTTTCGCGGGGGCAATTGCGCATCCTGAATTGCCAACGCCACCACTGCTGCTAAAAGTCTACGATAAGCAATCCCTTGCGCTTTGTAGTCTAATTTATATGACACACTATCCTCTTTTCTGCAATTCAATTAATTTTTTAAGGTAGTGCGCGGCTTTATTTAAATCGTCAACCCCACCCTTACTTTGCCATCGAGAAACGTACTTAATAATGTTGCCTTCAAAATACCCAATATTGTTTGCGGCTATGTAATCCCAAGGCTGAATAGACTTGTCCTTGTAGTGTGTGCCACCAACCTGTTCGTCATTTGCGCTCATAAAAATGAAATTCTCCTTACCTTAGTTTGTTTTCTAGCCCACTTGCGAATTAGTTCATGCTCCTTAGTGGTTTTAAAAGGCCATGCCAATCGCAACATTTCGTAAGGTACATCATTTAGAGGGAAAGTAACCTCTTCAACCTTGGGGGTTTTCTTAGCCGTCATCTCCAATCACCCTTTCCATTGTGCTCACAATCTTTTACATGACAAAACTTTCTACATGTGAAGTTTGGCCTCGCGTTCCATACATTGTTTGTCATAGCAGCCTCAAGCCTTTGGATCTCGGGCAACCACCGGCTCCATGCCATGTCTTGTGCATCGTTAACGAATGACGCTTTAACTAAGTCTTGGGCTACAATAAATAGCAGCCCTGCTTTAATTGATTGCACATGTGGGAAATGTTTGAATGTCAGCAACGCTAACAACTCTAACTGTTTGGTGTCGGCGTATTGGGATGATTTACCTGTTTTGTAGTCCACGATCATTGCGGTGTCCCCATCGATGATCAGCAAGTCTGCTATTCCACGAAACCACACGTTCTCATCTTTAAACCCAACTGGCTCAAAGTCTTTGGTCAACCCCATCTCGTACTCACACAACTTCAGACCGGGCAATGACTTTAAAAAATCTAAATGAGGCTTTATGAAAGCATACTTAGGTTCTATTGGCTTATCTGCGCATACATAATCCTCGGCTGCTTTATGAACCTCGGTGCCATAGTCAAGATGCGGAGTCGGCGGTTCAACAATATCTTTAAGAACCCGCATTCGGTAATACTTGCGGGGACACTGTTGAAACAGCGAGATGCTACTGTATGACCAAGTATATTTCATTCTTTAATGTGGCTTTTCACCGCCGCCCTCATTAACCTCAGTTCAACGATAGCCTGTTCAATTGTAGACGCTGCTGCTACATAATCGTGTCCAAGCAAACATATGTGAATCTCTTTTAGTAGTTCTTTTACTTTTAACTCGTGAGCCGTGTAATTTAATACTGTTTCTATTTTCATTGTTGTACTCTGTAATGATGCTACATTGTTATATGCTTCAATACCTTTAAGATTTACCATAGTTAACTCCATATCCAACTTCACATGTAAGGGGTAGTGTCTGCGCCCACTTGGGGCGCCATTGCATACACTTAGTTACGTAATTTACTGCTTCCTCAACTTCACCTTCTTTAGCAACACACACGACAGAGTCATGCACCGTTAATGCTACCTTATATTGCTTGGCAATTTTAAGCATCTGTTCTCCAATTACACATCGCGCAACCGCTTGAGTAAAGTTCTCAGTGACTTTCCCGCCATAAATTTTCGTTTCGCCCATCCTTGTTTTATACGAATACTGACCGTCGGAGTCGGCTTTGAGTCCCCGGTAAGATAGAAACAACCCGGATGGTAATCGGATACCGGACTCAGTAACGGATATAACTTCGGGGTGCACCCCAAGGGGTGTAGTCTGTCTTGCAGCCAAAGCATCGAGACTCTTTTGTGCCTGTTTCCACAACGCCGGGATCTTGGGATAGGTTTGTCGATAGACGGCGATAATGCGTTGGCACTCTGCCTCCGGTAGGTCAACCCCAAATACCTTAAGTTGAGCCTGAAACTTAGTCGCGCCCATTCCGTATCCCGCCCCAAGGATAGTCGTCTTACCAACGAATCGCTCTTCCTTCGTAATTTCCTCGACAGATTTGCCATAAATTGCCGACGCCATGATTTTATAAACGTCTTCGCCTTTATCGAACGCATCAACTAAGTCTCCTTGACCTGCCAACCAAGCCACAGTACGGGCTTCAATCTGTGATGAGTCGGCGTTAATGATTACGTACCCATCGGGAGGGACGATTGCTTGCTTTAGCCTTCCACTCCTCGGTAGGTTCTGAAGATTAAGTTTATCGTCACCACCCCAACGCCCTGTGTGGGCGGCATAATAGCGCAAAGGCACAGGCATGTTGCCCCGCTTTGCTATTCCAATGAATCGTGTGGTGCGGGTCTCTTCTAGCGTACTCTTTGTTCCAAGCCTTGCAGCCACTAACGCTTGTACCCGCAGATCTTCATGTTCTTGCAGTTCTTTTAAACCTTCATCAGACTTAGCCAACGCCCACGCTTCCTTGCCTGTGGCAGGGCTAATCTTAGTCGGCACTACAACGCCAATACTTTGCAGCAATGCAGCAAACTTATCGTTTGACATCAGGGTTTCCCTATCAGACTCGGCAGCAGCCATCAACTTTTCTTTTTTATCTTTGACATCTTCTAAGTGTTGCTCAAGTGATGGTAGGTCTAATTCTAAGACCGGCTCAGTAAACATTCGCAGAGTGAGGTCAATAAGTTTAAGTTCTGTTTTATTAAATCTAGGGGCAAGGCATTTAAAAAGATCGTAAGTAAGATCAACATCGTTACGGCAATAATTACCGTACCGGACAAGATCCTCATCAGAAAACGCTGCTCGTCTTTTGCCCATCGCATTAACCACTTCATTGCCTTTGACTCCTAGGTTGTATCGTTCAGCCAACTTCGCCAAACTGTTTCCGACCTCAAGCCCGTCGGTAGCACGCGCCATGCACAACGTATCTAGCCACGCCATCGGCTTAACACCGAATTTCCAAGAAAGGATTGCGCCGTCAAACATAGTGTTATGCGCCAAAACAAACGCTTCAGACCACTTAAACTTACCCAAGAAATGCATAGTCTCAGAATACGTACCGCTAAACCATTCAGTCTCGGCGTCGTCAACTTTGACGGCTACACCGATAACTTCAAACTGATCGTCACGGACATACTCTTCTGTGGTCATCTTTGAGAGCGAAAACTCTCTGTCGTAGTACGTCTCAAAATCTACCGTAATTATCATGCTTGTTAGGTTTTTTGTTTACTAGGTTGTTTAAAAGATATATTAGGCAACGTCTCGTTCTCATACATAATCGTCGCTAGTATCAAGTCTTGCGTAGTTTTGCGTTTTAGGGCGTGCACCTTGCGATTAATTAAAAACTTTTCAACTTTATTAAACTCACCCATGTTTATAATGTACTCCCACTTAGAAGTCACATTCCTTGCTTCAAAAGGATGCACAAATTCATCGGGGTGCATGTCCATGCGATCCAACAAAATTTTAACTTGCTCAGAAATAATTGGCATAGGCTTTCACTCCTCGGAACTGGTCAGGTTGCGGAGGGCTTCTTCGAGCACAGCCAACCCTTCTTCGTTCACGCAGATGGCAAAACCACCCGCTGCACCGATAATGTTCAACTCGCGCTCTTGTAATGCAGTCGGCATATTTTTTCCAGCCTTGCACTCAATAGCAATAAACTTCCCATTGGCGCAGCCAATGATGTCGGGGACGCCACTTCGACCATAGCCGCCCGTTGCAGGCATGAAGTGATAAATATTGTACTTCTTGAGTAGAGCCTTAACTTTGGCTTTGACTCGACCCTCTGGTGTTGTTGTCATTGTGTATCCTCTTGTCGGATTATGGACAGAGTATACTTCAAACTAATTAGGATTGCAAGGGATTTTTTATATTAGGGAGAACCCCCAAAAGAAAACGGACATTCCTAGGTTGGCTAGGAATGTCCGTCAGGAAAGGTGTGGGATTAGCAGATTAACCTGTCCCACGCAGGTCGATTGGAGTGCTCCGCATCTGCAATACGGTGATATGAAGGGTTATTATATCACTTTAGTTTCGCCTGCAACAATAAAATAGATTGTTTCTTTCTTGCCACCAAACTCATTCAGTTCGTCGCGTTCATACTTCACACCGATGTCGGCAGCAAACTGTTTCGGATCTAGTAACTTGAGCATAGTAAACTTCTCTTGCGAATACTGATCCAACTCATAGGTGCTTTGATGCTTACTTGTTGTGTCAGGATTACCTATATGCGCACACAGTAATGTTTCATCTTCCATAACCCTGATGACATAACCGTTTTTGGATTTGAAATGATTGTGGACATTACAAGCAATATCATAGTTCTCTCGTTTGCGTAGTGCGTCATTACTAACTATTGAGTCAATGGTGTGTTTCGGCGCAGGGGGGTTGTTAGCCAAAACCAAATCAGTAAAGTAGTTAGCAAGGTCTAGGCTAGAGTACTTAATTGATTGCGTATAGTCACGCTCAATTCTATCCTGCATAGACGCTATTGTGATATTGACTTCGTGTATTAATTTTTCACCTAGCTCGGCCAGATGCTTCTTCGCAAACTTTTCTATAGCAGTGCGTGCTGCTACCTTGGCGTCTTTGCAATACTTCCTGTTGCGATCCCCCCGCTCTTTCTTAATAGTATCGGCGTCGATGGCATACCATATTTCAGTACTCCCACTAGACGGACTGTATCTACGGAAACGAGCATGAATGTCACCCACCCGTTGCCCGTCTTGCCAAGCCCGAACAGACTCGGCGTAGTGGTCATCTGAATACTTAGTCACCTCATACTCTATTAGAGGGCGTTTGGCATAGACCAATTCAAGAACATCTCTCAGTCGTGGTGCAAGGGTTGCGCCTTGGCGCAAGTTTTTAATCTTCATAGTTTTCTCCAATCAAAAGTTAAATTTAGATAGTATTGAATCGACCTCGGCTTTGACTCCCTTGCGGGTTGCATCGCTATCCCGTAAGTCTTTGGCTTCCAAACCCGTAAATGTCTGAGCCATCAACGCTCGTGCTCGCTCCAACTCAGGGTCTTTGGTTACGTTGAGTACCTTGAGCATGTCGATCAACTCGTGTGCGTTATCCACCAAAGAGTCTCGGAATATTTTCTTCTTGGCGTCCTGCTGAGTATCCTCAAGCCTTTCGCTAACATGGGATAAACATTCATGCAGTCGAGACCACGCTTCTTTCATAGCCCCCTTGACACGCTCTTCGATAGCATTGTTGCATTGCGTCTCTAGTTCCTCGCGTGCCTGCTGCCCCACATTGATACGCCAATCTCCTGCTGTGGGCACGGGCGAAAAGGTATAGCGGAACCTAAACTTACTAGCAATATCCTCGGCTTCGGGATACTCGCTTCTATCGAATAGAGTGCCCAATTGGAAAGCTGCCGCGTCTACTAAGTTAGGATAAGAAGTCAAGAAGTCTTGTATCAAAGTGTTGTATTCTTGCTCCAATTCTCCAAGCTTTTCCTTGTACCTCAAGAAGTTCTCCACAGGTAACAGTCGTAGTCCGTTGTCCGACCAAGGCAAAGTGTTGACGTTATGCCATGCACGAGTATTGGCTGCGAACTTCACGATGTTGTCCAACTTCTGCGTACCGGCGAGAAGATTCTTGTTGTAGTTACCCGCACGGGCCTTCGCTCCATTAGTAGCATCTACTTCTTGAGAAACACGCTTATCTAACTTGCGGGCCGTCCAGCAACTAATCGATAACTCTACAAGCATGGCGCTTGTCTCAATACCAAATGAACTCATGACTGCTCTCCTTTTGATCTTTCGTTAATTAAATAATCAATGACTTGGCTAATGCTAAAGTCCACACCCAACACCACTTTCAACTCAGCCTGCAACTGCCTCAACTTCTCACCGGTCTCGGCGTTAACTGATACTGTGATTCGCTTCGTACTCATAGATGCACCGCCTTTCCATACTTGTGTGTAAATTGTTTGTTGTCTTTGATGCACCACAACAAGGGGGCATTGACCGTAGACCAATCACCCTCCCCGTCGTAGAAACACCCGTCTGTTATCACCACCACGCAGTCGGGGTTGATCTGCTTATCACCCATGAACTTGACTACACAGGAAGGATTAGTCCCCCCACCACCTCGTGGTTTTGTAGAATCAGTTAAGGTCTGAACCGCCCCGTCTTCATAAGTCTCGTGCCCCGCCACATGGCTATCCCAATACATCAACTCCACCTTCTGTGGTGTGACCTCTTCGCAGATAGACTTGATCTCAGATAAGAACTCAGCCAATGCTTCTCTATCTATCGAACCTGAAGTATCCACCGCAACCGCGATGCATTGCAGTCGTTGTGAGATAGCCGTCGGCATATAAATGTCTGAGCCAATCAGTCGCTTGTTGAACCGACGCCACGATGAGTCGTCGTGTCCCTTGGCAATCTGTTTGACAAAGTCCCGTAGTACCTCGCGCCAATCAATCTTGGGATTAAGCAATTCTTGAATATCACGAGACACCTTGCCGTTCATCTTGCCTGCAAGCAAAGCACCTTGGCGCAATGCGTTGTCGATCTCTTTGGCAATACCCTCGGCTTCTTTCGCATCCATCTGCCCCGCCTCTTCCCACAGATGCTCATCGAACCCTTGGACATTCCTAGATGGTCTAGGATTGTCCGGATCATATGAGCCACCTGAGCCATCTTTACCCTCTTTCTCCTTCTCGAGAAGCAGGAATACTTGATGCGCATCCATGCCACGATACTTCTCATCTATCAACCCCATGATCTTGCCTTCCTCATCAGTCGGCATAGTCACCACTTCCTGATTGGGGTCATGGTCTTGGATTTGCAGATTGATCACATAGTCACAAGCGGCGTTGGCTAGAGCCTTATCTTTCTTATACAACTTCTCCCATGTAGTGAGATGTCGATAAGCCTTGTGCATAGCCTCATGCAAGATAAGAAACCCCAACTGTTTGTCGTCAAGGCGATCCACGAAAGCACGCCCGTAGATTACATTGATCCCGTCAGTCGCAGCAGTCGGCATCGCGTCATCAACTGTGACCTTGCCCACCATGAACAACCCTGAGAACAAACAAAACTTCTTGTGACGCATGAGAGCCACATGGACTTTCTCGATGCGTTGTTCGGCAGTTAATTTAGCCATTATTTTTTATCTCCATTTCTACACCATCTTCGGTGTGGGTTAACACAACTTCCCCTGCCAAGATTCCTCTTATCAGGGTATCTGCCATGCTTAAATTTCTACTAACAACATACAGACGCCATGCTAGGAATAGCGATAGCGTTGCAAACATCGTGGTCAATTCAACCATTTTCTTTCCTTTCAAATAAAATGTTTAGCGCAGGATCAAGTTCGGTACACAGACTTGCTGAGACATACCGCATCCATATAGCATGCGGGTCGTTTGCTTGAATGTGCCAAATGCTTTCATCACCGTAATGATCCTTGCGCAACAGTATCCATACATCTCCTCGGAACAAGACATATTTCTTATCCATGATTAGAACAAGTACTGATTCTCACGCATCCATGTAACAAACGATGCGCTTGTCATCACCAAGGACTTCTTGTCGTCAGACTTCATAGCACTCAGACAAAAGACAGACTGCAACTCCTTCGGCGTGCGCTTCATATACTCGAACCACTTACCGATATTACTTCTATCTATTCTCTGCAATGCGTTGAACGCTAAGATGCAAAGTGCTGCTGGAGATGAGGGTACGGGTGCTTCGTTTGGTTTGTTAATAATCTGCTCCCATGTTGGTAGCGAGTCGGCAACTTCCAAGTACGCCAACATATCTCTCGCTGCTGCTGCGCCAATCGTACCTTCAAGACTTGTCTTTAGTGCATTGTGTGACACACTAAAGCGTTTCTTAACGATGTTGCTTGCCTTGACCAAAGTGCGTGGCGATACACAAGAATCTTGTGGTTTCTTCGGATGAAAGACATACGGATTCTCTGCTTGCCCTCCGTCGTAGTGAGATGCCAAGACCTGTGGATACTCTTTGACAAAGGTAATCACCTCCGGTGCTACATTGTTTTGCACCGCATACATACCCCATGAATCAGCATCGATAGTACCGTCGGCGTTGATACCGGCATGTGGTTTCTTGATACGCACCTTAGTCACACGACCAACTGTGTGCGCCTTGATCGTATCGCCAACTCCGTCGGTTGTTAAGTTACCCGCAATCATCACGATAGAGTCCTTGTGCAGTTTCACCCCACCGATGCGACGCTCGTGAATTAGTGGGTGCAACATGTTCTGCACCGCCTGCGATGCCTTCGTAAACTCGTCGATGAAGATGACAAGTGGCTCGCCGGTATGCAGCCCCCAATGATCGTTAAGATAGAAATGCGTGGTCTTAGTCTCATGGTTTGGCACAGGGATACCCACATCACCCAACTCTGTGTTCGGCGCATCGATATACACACCTTTGTGCCCCGTCTTCGACACAACTGTGTCGTGCATTGCGGTTTTGCCGATGCCCGGCTCACCTACAAGGTAGCAAGTGTTGGTTGTACCAATTGCAACGACAATGTCTGCCGCTTCGGCTAGGGTAACGCTACTATTTAGATTGACTTCCATTTTTAGTTTCCTCTTTGGTTAGATAAAATACTTACGGTTTGCATTACTTACTTTTACTCCAATGGGTACTTCTGCTTTTACAAAAACTTCCTCCTTATAAACATGTTTAATTATTTCATCAAAGTAGTTAAGCATAGGCTCACCTATCTCTGTTCCATCTTCTTGTGCGTTCCATGCCCATGACTTCACATACGAATCTAGCCTGCTGTTGAAATGCAGGCACGACGCACCCAACTGCACAAACAAGGCGTAAATCTTCTCCAAGTCCTCCGCTTCCTGTGCTTGCTTGACTTCTTGCAAAAAGTTCTTGCATACCTCTCTAGCGTCACCAATGTCTCTCACATAATAAGAACTAGACGACGGCAGGTTAATTTTTGCCATCATCTTTTGTCCGCTACCCAAGATTTGAAACTTCACCTGACCGGATTGGACTGTCGCGTTGACCTCGGAGGCTTTTATGCCAGCGCTCACCTTACCCATATTGCCAACATATTCTATGAAAGCACCAAACTCTTTGCGCTTAGTTTTCATAGCACTCCGATCTATCTTGAACGCATACTGTTGCGCCGGATTGATCACCTCGTTGTCCTTAATGCGCATGGTGTAGTTACCGTCGTCGAACCCGTACCATCCACCGTTCACATTGATATAGGTAGTCCCTCGGTCATGCTTTAGCCTATGCCCTGTCGTTGCATAGATAACTTGCCTTGTGCTCGGCGTGTCATACCCACATAGGCATACCTGAATTGTCCCGTCGGGCAACCACTTGACCACTTCGTTCTCATAAAGTGTTGCGTTGTACGCATTAGCCTCGGCGTCGTGGGTTATCAGGCATTGGAAATACCTACGATTAGCCCCCAATGGTCTGAAGCCTTTCTTTACACCTGACCGCAACGGTTTGACCGCCTCGTAGTGCTCCTTGGCGTCCTCATAAGATGCAAGCACAGGAATACATGCACTCTGTAAATTCATTTCTTATCTCCTCTGCGGACATTCCTAGGTTGGCTAGGGTTGTCCCGTTGTTTGCCTTCGTTCCTCATGTCCCGCCATATCAACAAGCCTATGCCTACGAACACGAGCACAATAAACCACACCAAATCTTGTGCTGCTTGAGCAGCCAAGCCCGACTCATACCACCAATTAGTTTTCATTCACCACCCCCCTCAACAGTAACTAGAACCTCATCGATCCAACAGGAACTTGCATCAAACGCTGCCTGCATGGTCTCGCACGACTCGGTGATTTCCCCCACTATCAGGTCTGCCTGCTCACCGTTGGCATCCACACCTTCAAACTCAAAAATAACGACTACTCTCATTCGTCACCCTCCTCTTGGTATGCACCAACAAACTGCATCACGCAATCACCCTGCATGAACCGTTGCCAAAACTCAGCGTCAATCTGTGGGTTAGGCTCGTCAACATCAGTACCCATAAACTCAACGCCTTGCTCATTTAATAGCACAAACCTATACATTTTCATTTGTCATCTCCTTTTGATTTCACCTTGCGTTCAAGCCACTCCCATTTTCTATATTCTATGTAGCCATGCCCATCTTGGAATATCGACGCATCGTCTACTCTTATAACAGGGGGGTAATCAAAGGCTTTCAGTATCCACTTTGCTTCTTGTTTCGAGAGTGGGCTAGCCTGAGAGAAAGTAAACCCCTCGTATTCATTGCCCTTAAACGAGAACTCATGCACAGTCAGATACGGTTCCTCTTCAGGGTGACGACTGTCTATGTGCTCGATAGTCCGATGATGCCAATGAAACATTCCGTCTTCTAAATTTTCTTCGCTCATTTGTTATCTCCTCTTCCAATAATCATGCATGCCAAAAAGTAAACACAGATTGCTACAACTATCAGCCCCAAGGCTCCATTTAGTGCCCTGAGAAATTCGGCTATCTCGCTCATAGTTCTTCTCCCCCGACGGTCACAAGGGCATCTATATAGTTCTGATACAGCGTGGCTAGGCGCAAGTCCTCCCCCGTTGGCTCGGGCGCATCGTAGTCGGCGTATTTAAAGTACGCCGTTGCGGCTTCCAAAATGAAGAAAAATGCTTCCTCATGGTTCATCTCTTGGCTCATAAAACTTCCTCCTCGTGGTCAAATTTAACCTCAAACCCCTCGGCAATAAGTAGTCTCAGGGTGTCCTTGGTCAGGGTCTTGCCGCCCTGTATTTTCAAAAATAGCGTGGCAGTACGGTTGCTTGGGTAGTAATGCTTTGTCCCGTAGTTGGTCTTGGTCAAGACTCGGACTTCCCTAGACAGGCTAGGAATGTCCGTCGTGTGCTGCGTCATGTGCGTTGCTCCTTTGGGTTAGTGTCGAACAGGTCTTTGGGGTTGTAGATGTGTTGATACGCCCCCTTGCTATACGGGATAGCCACGAGATGCTTGACCGGATACTGTCGGTCTAGATCGACTTGGCACTCGATGCAAGTGGTTTTGCCCAACTCGGCTCGAGCAGGGTTGATGGCATCGTTGCAGATGCGACAGGGTTTAGGGACTTCGTCTGACATAGTACCTCCTTGTGGTTTCATAGAATGGTGTGATATGGATTACTTGGCATACTCTTGGCTGATGGCAAAGTACGAAGCCGCACCGCCTGAACGGTACTTGGCTTTGATGGTGTCGTTGGCAGACCCCGTCAGGTTGCCGTTGGCGTCGGGTGTTGGCTTGCCCAAGAAATGATCTAGCAGGGCTTCCAACTTAGTGGCGAGGTCGGGGGTGTCGTGGGGGAGAACAATGCGATGCAAGTTCTCGGTGAGTGAGTCCGCATACCGATAGGTAAGAACGATATTGGTGGGGGGAACGGGGACATTCCTAGATGGTCTAGGATTGTCCGAATACTGAACAAAGTCGTGAGTGATTCTGCCTGCCATGATGATCTCCGATAAAAATGCGTTGCTAAATTTCAATTGCCCAAAGGGCAATTATAGCATACAAAGTTGACAATGTCAATACCTGATACGCTGGAATGGGTGCATTGTTCGGAGAAACAGGGGGGTAATGTTCGGAATGTTCGAAATGTAGAGAAAATTAAGAACAATATAAAATGGCTTGTGGCTGCGGTTTGTGCGGTATTGTTCGGAATGTTCTAATGTTCTTAAAAATGTATAGCCCCCCCGAGAGTTATCCTATTCTCAGAAATTTCTATGTTGCGTAGACCCTCGAGACGAGGTGCTAAAAATATTTTGGGGGGCGGGGTATGTGCCGAAAATCACGGAACAATTGAACATTGCTTTATAATCAAGGACTTAGGCGTAGAACAATATCGTAGAACATTAAGAACATTTCGTACAATATTGATTAGCGTGGGCTATGCCGTTGCTTCTATGGGCTTTGCCGTTGGGAGAGAGAACTGGTTAGATAAGAACTGGTTAGAACTGGTTAGAACTGGTCAGGCAAAACCTGATTCCGCCCCGAACTGCTTGCGCAGTCCGAGACGGTGGCTCAAATCAAATGGCAAAAAAGATAGAACGAAGCGCATGATAGCGAGATGCGCCAAGATTGCGCAGATGCCAATAGGCACGCTTTTTCCCGTAACAACTAATATAGACGGAAAGCGAACTAGGATTAGATTCAATGGACAATGCGACATTATTCATAATCACACCTTTCTAGAGAATGGGGCGAGCACCACGCCCGCCCCGAGGGTTTTACTGCTTGACCGGCATCACTTGCTTGATTGCGACAATCGCATCGGCAATCAGGGTCTCATTGTCAGACTTGCAGACATCAGCGACAAGATCCCGCAGACCTTTCTTGAGAACCGAGAGCCTGCCCTCGCTTTCTTTCTTGGCGTCTTTCTCAAGAACCTCGATAGACTTATCAAGAGCCTTAGCCTCAGCGATTTTCTCAGGAGTGCCGGTCTTATACATCGCCAACTGCTCCTCCTTCAACTCCTCAATGCTTCGACCTTTGGCAACTTCAAGAGCCTTGACCTTGTCCTGCTCACGCTTTTCTGCTTTCCGCTTGGCGTCTTTGCCGGGGTGAGATGGCTTATTCAAACCATACGCCTTAAGCAAAGGAACGACCTTTTCATGCCAAGAAGTGTTAGCCGCATTAGTCGGATCCACAGAATCCTTACCCCGCAGAATGTAAGCCGCCTCGTACCGCTTGCGACCATCTTCCCAATTGTCATAGGTCAAACCACCGGCTTTGTGCATAGACACATAAGCGTCTTTGATCTGCTCAAGACCTTTGGCGATATCGCCTTGACCATCACAAATCAACTCAGCACCGCCAGCGATCAGCGACACATTGTTTTCCGACCACACCGGAACTTCAACAGCATCAACACCGGCAACGGCTAACTGCACCGCATCTGCTACAACTGTTTTTGTATTACCCATTTGAAACTCCAATCTAAAGAACCGGACAATCCTAGAACGGCTAGGAATGTCCGCATGGCTCGCCGACGAAATGTCTCGATCACCATGGACACATAATAACACAACCACGCACATAGTGTTATTTTTTCGTTGGCATCGCACGCCACGCCAAGCCACGCCAAGCCACGCCAAGCCACGCCAAGCCACGCCAAGCCACGCCGACAGCAGAGTCACGCCATGCTAGAGAATCGCAGGGCAAAAAATAAAATCGAATCGACTACCGTCAACTCAATATCTCTACGATAGTTTTCGACCCACTACCGTCAACTCAATCTCCCTACGCTGACCCTACCCTAGTGGCACCCCCTAAAATAATACTAAGTAACATACGCAACTACATACACAGTGTTTTGCACTGCCAATCCTGTCTCCACAGCACGCCCCCTCCCCCATCAAAGTTAGCCAACACTAACTTAGTTCTCATTATGGAAAACACCCCCCTTGTCTTTTTGGATCCATGCCTGCCGGGGGGTATATAATTTTTTCGTGGGGGCGCCTCTTTGACGATTAGAGGTTTTCCAATGCCCCCACACCTTTATTTTTATTGTGGTATATTCGGCACAACTTGGAGCCACAAACCGCCCATTACATGTCGATACAGATAACACCAGATAATGCAGTAGCGTTGCCAGATAAGCAGACCGACGACGTGCCAGACTCGGCACGCGAAGCAGTCGAGGTATCTTCAACGACGGCGATGGTTCTTCAAGAACTTGGCATGGGGTTTGACATGACCCCCGAGGACGAAGAAAAGGCCAATGCTCTCTTTGCACAGTTAGCCCAGAACGGGAAGAACAAAAACCTCCCGGTAGATCTAAATACTCCCGAAATTGCGGTTAGGGTCGGCGGCATGCTGAAAGCCTATGACCACCAAGTGGTTGCCGATGCAGTTCAGTTACGGACAGTGATTACCAACAAACTTATCCTTTTGGCGGACTGCGGGGACACCAAGTACGAACTCAAGGCTCTAGAACTGCTTGGCAAGATCCAAGACGTGGGCCTATTTTCAGAGAAGTCCGAGGTCACAGTTATCCACAAGACCAGCGAAGACTTGGAGAAGGCTATCCGCGATAAGGTACGCCGCCTAATTCACTCGAATACGATAGACGTAGAGCCAATTGTTGACGACTTAGAAGCAGAACTGGGCGTTAAGCCCGAGGAAATTGATGCAAGCCCCGACGCTACAGGAGTTACAGAGCCTATTGGCGATCCTTCCGAGCCTGCCTGACGCCGAAAAGCGTAAGGTTTTCTCTCAGTTAGAGCAGTACGAGAGGATAGCGGAGCAGGAAAAAGCCAAAACGAACTTTATGGAGTTTGTCCATAAGGTATGGCCTTCGTTTATCTCCGGCAGACACCATGCCAAGATGGCCCGTGCCTTTGAGCGGGTGGCAAAGGGGGAGCTAAAGAGGCTAATTATCAACATGCCTCCTCGGCATACGAAGTCAGAGTTTGCCTCCTACCTACTTCCAGCGTGGTTTTTAGGCAACTATCCGGGTAAAAAGGTAATTCAAACCTCCCATACAGCCGAATTAGCCGTTGGCTTCGGTAGAAAGGTGCGAAATCTTGTCGATCAAGAAGTCTATAAGTCAGTATTTTCTGGGGTTGAGCTACAAGCGGACTCTAAAGCTGCTGGGCGGTGGGCGACTAACGCTGGGGGAGACTATTTTGCTATCGGTGTGGGGGGCGCTGTCACGGGTAAAGGCGCAGACCTCCTCATTATTGACGACCCTCACTCGGAACAAGAAGCAGCCCTAGCCGAAATCAATCCAGATATTTACGACAAAACCTACGAGTGGTATACATCTGGTCCACGGCAGCGTCTCCAGCCGGGTGGATCCATCGTAGTTGTGATGACACGCTGGTCTAAGCGAGACTTAACGGGTCAAGTGCTCAAGAGTGCTGCCCAAAGGGGTGGGGATGAGTGGGAAGTCATAGAATTTCCGGCCCTTTTACCATCTGGCAACCCGCTTTGGCCTGAGTTTTGGTCATTAAAGGAACTTTCCGCCCTAAAAGAAGAACTTCCTAACAGCAAATGGCAGGCGCAGTACCAGCAAAACCCTGTTTCCGAGAGTTCAGCCATAGTTAAGCGGGAATGGTGGCAGATTTGGGAAGAAGAGGACCCACCGCATTGCGACTTTACCCTTATGGCATGGGATACGGCGTTTGAAAAGAGTCAACGCGCCGACTACAGCGCTTTGACCCACTGGGGGGTGTTTTACCACCCAGACGACACTGGAGTTTCACAGGCAAACATCATACTTTTGAACGCTTTTCGGGAGCGAATGGAGTTCCCAAGGCTTAAGCAAGAGGCCATTGACCAATATAAAGAGTGGGAGCCAGACAGCGTAATTATTGAGAAAAAGGCTTCCGGAGCACCCCTAATATATGAGATGAGCGCAATGGGGATACCCGTGCAGGAGTTCACGCCGAGCAAGGGTAACGATAAGATTAGCCGTTTGAACGCCGTGTCAGATTTATTTGCTAGTGGTAGAGTGTGGGCACCGAACACTCAATGGGCTGAAGAAGTGATAGACGAGGTTGCATCTTTTCCGGCTGGGGAGCATGATGACTATGTTGACAGCGTATCCCTCGCGTTGATGAGATTCCGCAAGGGTGGGTATTTGCGTACTAATTTAGATGAGCCTGAAGAAACTCCTCAGTTTAAAAGGCACTTCGAGGGATATTACTAAGGACAGAATATGGCAATTGATAAAGCAATAGGACAAGCCCCACTGGGGTTGGATGAAAATTTACTGCTCGGGCAAGAAATGGAGCCTGATATTGAAATTGAGATAGAAGATCCCGAACGGGTAAGTATTGAGGCAGGTGGTATAAAAATTGAGATTGAGCCAGATGAAGGCGGTGACGACTTTAACGCCAACCTTGCCGAAGATATGGACGAGGGGGAGTTGACAGAGTTATGCGGCGACCTGCTTGGCGAGTTTGAAGAAGACTTATCTAGTCGCAAGGACTGGATGCAGACTTACGTTGATGGCCTAGAGTTGCTGGGCATGAAGATCGAAGATCGCACGGAGCCTTGGCCCGGAGCCTGCGGTGTGTATCACCCACTCCTCTCAGAAGCCCTAGTTAAGTTTCAGGCTGAGACCATCATGGAGACCTTTCCATCGGCAGGCCCTGTTAAAACTCAGATCATCGGCAAAGAGACGCCAGAGAAAAAAGAAGCAGCCGTTCGTGTCAAAGACGACATGAACTACCAGTTAACCGAAGTAATGGTTGAGTACCGCCCAGAGCATGAGCGGATGCTGTGGGGCTTGGGGCTTTCGGGTAATGCGTTCAAGAAGGTGTACTACGATCCAAGCATTGAGCGTCAGGTATCCCTCTTTGTTCCCGCCGAGGATGTAGTGGTGCCCTATGGGGCGTCTAACATCCAGACCTCGCAGCGTGTCACACATGTGATGCGTAAGACAGAAAACGAACTGCGCAAGTTACAGGTAGCAGGCTTTTATCGTGATGTAGAACTTGGTGATCCAGTTGATGCATTTGACGAGGTTGAGAAGAAGATTGCTGAGAAGATGGGCTTTCGTGCCTCATCCGATGATCGGTACAAGATCCTTGAGATGCACGTTGACATGGATCTTCCCGGCTACGAGGATAAAGACGAGGATGGCGAGCCGACGGGTATTGCTCTGCCTTACGTTGTCACTATCGAAAAAGGTACACAAACTGTCTTAGCGATACGTCGCAATTGGAATCCAGATGATGATACTAAACAAAAACGCAATCATTTTGTCCATTATTCATACATCCCGGGATTTGGGTTCTATGCTTTTGGTCTCATTCATCTCATTGGCGCTTTTGCTAAGTCTGGTACTTCTATTATTCGCCAACTTGTT